CTCACGGGGGATCTTTCTAGCTCGGCCAATCTTCTTGGCCTTTATTCCCACCTTTTAGAAAGTGGGAGAGCATGAGCTCATGCATCGACGGAACCTCCGTCGATGTCCGACATGAGTCTCTCTTGGTCGACATACACCACCGAGCGATGGTGCGGCTGTTCTCTAATAGGAGCAGCCTTATGTCCGGTCCCTTTTCCAAGACCGTGCAGATCCTTTCGTTACCTACCGACTGGGGTTACCGAGCCGTTATGTACAAAAGGACACAGACCTGGTACTGCCAGAAGAAGCCTTATAAGCTTCCATTGCAGTATACTGCAGACATCCTCCAGATGAACCAAGACACCGAGTTCCCGTCAAACGGGGTCTCCGATGTTCCTGGTTATCAAGCCACCGACTATGGTATGTCGCTAGCATACAATGCTGCGTACGCTAAGTTTGTGGCAAAGCTGGGGGAGCAATCGACGTGGGGGGTCAACCTCCTCGAGCGAAAGCAGTCTTTGGATATGATTGTAGGTCGAGCAGTGCAGCTTAGCCGCTTTGCCCGACATCTCAATCGCTTTGACTTTTCCGCAGCAGCTAAGGACCTGGGTCTAACCCATCGTCCTAAAGGTTGCGGAAGGAAGCGAAGGCGTTCGCCAATAACTTCCTTGAGTTCCACTTCGGATGGGAACCCTTAGTCAAAGACATAGGCGGAGCTGTCGATCTTCTGCAGAAACCCTACCCACAAGGTAAGGTAACTGCTAGAGGACAACAACGTGTCGAGGTAATCTCTGACACAACCTCCGGGGGCGTTCATTATTACGACCGGGTCAACTATGACTCGAACGCGATGATTTCTGCCCAGGTTCAGGTGACGAATCCGAACCTCTATCTCGCTAATCAGTTGGGTTTTGTCAACCCGCTGAGTGTTGCTTGGGAACTGGTACCTTTCTCCTTCGTGGTAGATTGGTTTGTCAATGTGGGGCAGGTCCTTGCCTCTTTCAGCGACTTCGCAGGTGTCAGCCTAACTGGCGCATTTGTGACCCGTTTCCAAAAAACATCTAAGTACCGGTTCTATCATGGACCCGGCTACTACCGACAATCTCTGGCAACAGGGGTTTACGTCAGGCGGACTGTGGGTTCACCTCCTGGACCTACTCTTCGTCTAAAACCCTTCCAAGGGTTTTCGGTAACGAGGGGCGTAACTGCCGTCTCGCTACTTGTCCAACAGCTTCGTCATTCCTGAACTAGGGATGCGGGGCAAAACCGAAAGGTTCGATCATGCCAACCATGGCAAACATCACTGTCAAAAAGAACGACGGTACCACGGACGTGACGTACACGGCTGTCGTTGCATCCGGCGGGGACAAAAGCCCCGCTGTCTGGCGCAACAACTCGGCCACGGGGACTCCCGGTCAACGACCGACGCTCAAACTGACCTCCCGCAGCAATGCGGACGGGTCGGCGCGACGGGTCGACGGGATCTTCGTGTATCCGAGCGTGTACACGGACACCGCAACAAGCACCACGAAAGTCGGAGCCAACGCCGTTTTCACTTTCTCCAGCGTGATTCCGGGCTCAATGCCCGACGTCGACGCGGAGGAATTCGGCGCCCAGATCGGCAACTTGATCGCTGCCCAACTGGTGGAGGACTCGCTGACCGTCGGCTACTCGCCGGCCTAAGCTCTCTTCCTCTCCCTCTGTGGGGTGTCACTGTGACAGGTGATACTTCTTCTTCTCCTTACCATTGGAAAGAAAGGCTTGTATGCACCCTTTTCTACACCACCAGGTGCAGAAATCGATCCTCCGTCTCTACGAGGATCTCGCCACACCGTACTCTCTGAAGTGTTCCCTTCTTTTCAGAGCCGGTGAATGGGACCAGCTTGCTACTTGCAGGCCGGATCCAAACAACTACCTCGATAGCGAAAGCTACTGGCGGGACGCCAGCGCTGGAGCTATCATTCGCAAACTTCAAGAGCTTCCCACAACCGTCGACCGTAAGGCCGTGGCCGAAGAAACTTTTTTAGCTTGCGAACGGAGTTGTTTCCGCGCAAATCTGCGGCTTCTACCCTATCTCTCTCCCGGTTTACCCGAGACTGAGTTAGGCGTGCACGAGTATTTCACTCGTGCGCGGAAAATAGCTAGCCGAATCCTTGGTCATTTTCCTGACGTCATCGACGGCAGGTTTGGACCAGGCGCGACATATGGCGACAGGGGGCGGTTCACCACCGTTCCTGACAAAATGTCATCCAACCCCACTCTAACAACCAATGCTTGGTCCTACCACTTCCCGTGGTCGGGCACGCTGTGGGCTCACGCCTGCGCGTCATTGGGTCGAAAGGTCTCCTTTGTTGAAGGGAATCGTTTCACAACGGTCCCTAAGGATGCGGATAAAGATCGCGGCATCGCCGTCGAACCCTCGATCAACATCTTTTATCAACTCGGCTATGGGCACGTAATACGCTCACGGCTAAGGAAGTCAGGCATCAACCTGACAGATGGACAAGATATTCACAGGCAGGTCGCCCGTGAGGCCTCGATCAAAGGCCATCTTGCTACCATGGACCTTTCAAATGCGAGCGACACCATTTGCAGCAACCTTGTTAAATTGCTGTTACCCAGGAGCTGGTTTGAGGCCCTCGACGACCTTAGGTCGAAGAAGACTTTGTTCCGCTCTTCTTGGTACTTGCTGGAGAAATTCAGCAGTATGGGAAATGGTTTCACTTTCGAACTTGAATCGCTCATATTCTTGAGCTTAATTCTTGCATTAGACCCCACGGGCCAAAAGCTCGTCCCAGGGGTTAATGTTTTCGTGTATGGCGATGATCTCATCGTCCCTACCGAATTTTCGAGAGCCGTGATTTCCGTTTTGAGTTTCGTGGGATTGACTGTCAACCGTCGTAAGACGTACATTGACGGCCCGTTCCGCGAAAGCTGTGGAGGGGACTACTTCTTGGGTGTAGACGTCCGTCCGCACTTTTTGAAGGAATCCCCAAATGAACCACAGCAACTCATCTCTTTGGCAAACGGTCTTCGGCGCCTTTCAAAGGGCGAGGAGGGCCGATCGCGTCATACTCATCGTGCTTGGCTTGGCATCTTGGATGCTTTACCGAACACTATCAGACAACTCCGCGGTCCGGAAGGACTCGGAGATCTGTGTGTGCATGACAGCAAAGAGCGCTGGCGTTACAGCTGGCAGGACCCCATCACTGGGGCCCTCAACGGAATCAGGTACTTCCGGTGCTATCGTCCCGCCCGCTTCCGTAAGGTAGCGTGGAAGAACTTTAGTCCAGAGGTTACCCTCGCAGCAGCTATCTACGGCGTGCCATGGAATAACGGGGAGATCATCCCCCGCGACGCTGTGGCAGGCTATAAGATAGGCTGGGTGCCGTACTCCTAGGAGCGCGGCAAGGGAGGTTTCCTCCCTTTGTTCCTCAGATGAGGATGGTGGTCCTTAGGACCTTAAATGGGG